GCTGGTGTTGGCGGATCCCCGTAGCTCCGCGGACGGTGGTGTGGAGCTAGTAACAGGAGTAAACACAGTTTCGTTGTTAATTCTTACTTCCCATTGTCCAGAAGTCCCATATCTAAGGGCATCATCATTGAAGTGTATATAATAATGTTTATGTGTCCCATCCTTATAAAAAGCACCTAAATAATCCACTTCCCCTTTCACTTTTTGCCAATGTTCTTCTGCATCTATAAAGTAAATGTATGTCCATGCTGTATACAACATTATATTGTCAGGATCTCCATCAAATCTTACTTCTATATTAATAGGCCCCTTTTTCAAACAGTTTGCAGGTGGGGTACGAAATGTTTCAAGACTCGTATTTACTAAGGTCCATGATTCTTTTCCAAATGGAGATTTTTGCAAACTCTCCAGTGTAAGCATCATTCCAATTGCTTCTTTTGCCTTAGTTTCAGATACTGCAAGTGTGGGTACAGGTTGATACCCAATTCTTAGTATGCCTTTTTTACGTGCATAAAAATACAACACTTGTTCTTGTCTTAAACATTTCCAGTGCTCTATTTGAGTTTCAAGATCATCTTTCCCTGATTCATAAATGTCCATCAATTTGTCTTGTAGTGCATTGAAACGATCGTTGAGTGCCTCCATTGTCTGCCTCGTCTTCAGGATCACTCAGTTCTAATTGATTCCAAAGCCTTTTAAAAAAAGATTTCCAGCTTTGGTCAGTAAGAAGAAATTCTGGTGAACCATCCTCTTTAAATGGAAACTTATGCTTAAACTCAAATATGACAATTCTGCTATACAGGTATCTATATTTATCATTGTCCTTAATATTATAATTTGATGTAATTAAAAGAGGGGGAAATCTAATTTGTAATGGTGTTTTATGTTTACAGTCCACACTTACAATATTACCATCAATTCCATTTCTTAAATATGTATCTATATATTGCCAACATGGATCTGTGGCATCATCTAATAATCCTATTTTACATTCTGCAAGAGGCGATAACCAAAATTGACTTTTTGCATTAACAAATGATATTACTCTCCCTTTTAGCACTCTTATTAATGACATTGCAAACATAGATTTTCCACAGTCAGGCGGTCCATATATTAATAAACAACTTTTTTTTGGTTTACCATGCAAGAATTGTTTAAATGCATCAAGAAATAATATAAAATTTATTTCTTGGAATCTAATAAACTTAACTATTTCAGACCAATGACCTTCGCCTTCCACCTGTTCTATTCTGTAATGAATCCATTCTGAGATACTCATATCTCTCATTTCCCCTCTTCGATAATGTCTGACCATTTGTGCACATTCTCTTACAAATTTTGCTTGACTATTATGTGCTAGCCAAGCTCTGGCATTTGAATCAGACTCAGCCAGCTTTGCATATCCATATGCAATGTCAGCTTCATCTGTGAGATCAGTATCATAAGCCCATTGTATCATTTGAGACAAATCAAATTGCACAGCTTCTGCTGCAGCCTGATGTGTTAACATGGTCTGATTCACAATCCAATCAGGATACGTTCCGTGAGCATACACAGATGAGTCCATACTACCTTTATACCAATATAATGCTGACACCACACTTCTAAGTTTGGGAGGTTCACAAATTAATTGCAATAATTGTACATCAAGTATAGACATTAGTAATCTTCCCACAGTTTCTCTGCTTTTTGCATTGTTAAAACACAACAAGAATAATGACATAATCCCATTCATATTAATCCACACATAAGAACAATGATTTAGAAGTAATTGTTTTGCACCTTCCAGCAATTCCTCCCGCACACCATACGCTCCAATAACCCAGTCTCTACAGCACGTTTTATTACTTTTATATTGCCTAGCTAACTCATAAAATCCTACACCAAAATATTCTTTAACTTTACTTAATAATCTTGCACGACTATTACTGCATCGCATTAACTCTTTATAGTGCAAATTTCCCAGTCCCTGGCCGCCCTGCTCTGCCGGCTGCACCGCCGGTACCTCCAGCTCCGTAGTAATATCTTCAACTTCATTAGACAACGTTTGTTCACAACCCGACAGTTCCAGCCCGCTGTCCTGCTCAAACAGCCTCCGTTTAGACTTTTGTTGCGGAGATATGGACAAAGACTGCAACCGTGGACTAAGTTGTTGAACAGCTTTAGGACTGAAATACTTTCGTTTTAACATTTGCACTTGCTCCGCGCTTTCCTCAAATTCCTGCAGGCGAAACAGATCTCGCGAATTTCCCTGCTCCACGTCCTCATCATCATCTATTAATTCTGATATATTGGACTGTGGACTTTCATCAAATAACTGCTCAAGGTCATTCTCTAAATCACTACAGTCTGCTTCATTATCTAAGAACCATTCACTACACCCTTCTTTAGGGTCAGTACCTTTATCGTCCGCCATGTCGAATATCTTCACGACACTCAGGACACAGGAATTGCAGCTCCTCCAACAGCAAAGATTGAAATTCTCGAATAGCCCGATCAGTAGCAAGCACAAACACACGAAGTCGAGAACCGCATCCGCCGCCACAGCAAGCAATCACTTTGTAAGGGATGCCTTGAATAAGCTCCTCCTCTGAGTGTTGTTCAGCTGGCACTTCAGCTGCTAAATCCTCGTAGCATTGCAGGTCAATGGGCTGGCCAAACTCTTCTTGTAGCACAATGTCAGGTAATGTAGCCTGTTTCCCAATCATTCTATCACTCTGCAATGTCTACACACCCCTTTCCACCTATTTCTAACTTTGTGGAATTCTCTGTGCTGTGCACAATTATCAAGTTTTTCAAAGATATCCAAACGTTTCAGACAAAACTGGCACCTTATAATAAGATTATGTATACTTTCTGCTGCTCTGCCTTCTATTTCTATGCCTACCACGGTCTCCTGATGATACTGTGTAAACTCGTGATAGGCCGATGCAAAGGCACAGTTTTTGCAGCACCCAAAGCACAATCCGTCCTTCCACACCAAGTGGAAGTCCTTATAATCAAACTCTAGGAGTTCCCAAGTGGTCAGAAACCCTGTGCAAAAGTTACAGGGTATCAAAATTTGTGAAATAGGTATATTTAAGAGTTGGCTAAGCTCACATACCTTAGCAGGTCTAGCCATGTGTCCTGTCTGTATTCTTTCCAAGAATAAAAGAGTGAAAACAACAGAAGTGGTTACATAAATATCTGTTTCGGTGATTGTTGTTGGCAACAATAATGATGAGTAAGTTGTTTTGACCGCGCCCGGTTAAAACTTACCGTTATCGTTGCTCTTCTGCTGCCAAAATGTTCGCGCCAAAATGGTTGTTGGAACAAATTCGGTTATTGGCAGGGAAGTTGGCAGACACACACTTCTGGCAGGAAACACGTTGTAACTGCCAAGTTGCTTGAGGTAAACCTTGGCGCTCCTTTATAATCTGATTAACCGGGTGCGGTTGCAGGTGGCTTTAATCAATCTTAGTCACGAACTCGGTTAAAACATGCTTGACATACCACAAGAGTTTATAAAATATTTTATTATAAGACCCAGTGACCGAAAACGGTCATGTACGTTTTCGTTTGGTTCCCCTGGACGATGAACGGACACTGGCTGTTCTGGTGACCTTAGAAGCCCTTCGTAAGCCTGCCTGAAAAAGAAATTTGCGTCCTAACGAGTATTGATCCAAATCCAACGATAATTTTTCAGTTAGATCCACAGGCCAGAAATTATATTGCTCATAAGGATCCTTCTTTTCAGGGGCAGGCTGTTTATCTGGACATCGAGTAGCCTGCGATGTCAAATATCTATAAGTATCATGGATGGGATTGTCAGGCGAAGGCACAAAGCCTAATTGCCAATTTTCCAATATATTTGAATTCATTGCATTAATTTGTGCAAGTACCTCAGGCTCTAAAGGCACTTTACATAATTGTAAAATAACTGATAATTCATATTCCTCAACATGTCTTAAATATTCTCTTATTTTACCACTGTCATATTCAGTAGGTGTTTGTCCATCTGTTGTAACACTTATGGTAAAATTTGTATTTCTAGTATTGTCAACAACAGTAACAAATAATTGATTTTCCCAACATATACCATTGTTATGACCCTGTGCTCGTTGCAGCCAAAATGGCCTGTTAAATAATTGAGCATCTGTGGACACCAAAGAACCACTTACCGTGGGAACATAAATAGAGCTGCCCAAAGTGTTTTGAGCCTGCCCAGCGGCTGCAGGTAACATAAAATTATTGTCCTGACCCACTGCAGCATTAGGAATTGCATCGCCTACATTGCCTCCCCTAACAAAAAAGTGTCTAGCATAACATTGTTCCCGTCTGGCATAAAAAAAACAGGAGTCCCCATATATGTCATTGGCCATTTTAAGGAAGTCTGGATACTTACAAATGTTATTAACTATATCCAAACTGACATCTGATTTATTTGCTGACAAGGTTTTATTATTTATGTTACCAAAACCTATATCCACCATATCCCCATCCTCAATAACTGTATTTACTAATTCTAAAGGTGGACATTTACCGTCTCCTTTGTCAGCGTCACAGGGTTTGGCAGCATCCCAGTGCTCCCCTATACAAGGTGCGCAGCCAATAATAAACATCTGAACTTGCTTAGGGTCAAACGAGGTGTCCTGCCTATCATCTTTAGACATTGTTATATAATTATTTGAATTTTCAGTATCCTTCACTTTATTGAACAAAGGATGACCTGTAGAACCTACCCCTAAAGGCTGTCCTCGACCTATTTCCAAGCCTCTGCAAGCCCATACTAATCTTTCTTTTTCTGGATTGTAGACATTCATATCTACTAATGCAAACCTATTGGGATCTGGTAATAGCAGTCTAAATGCTCTAAACTGATTTCCTGAAACTTTAGGTACTAATATTTTTGTTGAATCTCCAGTGTCTCTAACATCAAAATATGGATGACCTACAGTGAGAAGGCGATCACTATTGGCATGATAGTAGATGTCTGTTCTTTGAATGTATTCATCCGTGCTTTGCACCCTGGCCACAGGTGTTGATGGTGGAAGATAAACCTTACCAGTTGTAGGTAACCAAAGCGAAGTCATCTGAAAAAAATATTATAAATAAGCTCGTTTACGTTTACGCCTTCGTAAACTAGGATGTAAATAGAAATCCCCAGAAGTATCAGATGTGTGTATAACAACAGCAGGTAGGTCTGGTTGAGGATAAATTATTTCTGGATAATCCCTTCTTTCTGGATATGAGACAGTGTAGCCCTCCAAATCCTGCACATAAAATGTATCTGCACGTGGTGTACTGAATCTTGGCACTGTGTATGTAATGGACCGTCTGCCAGATCCATACACCAATTGCGATCCACTAAAATCCTCATTTTGTTCATCAAGCAATAAATCATCAGAATGAAATTCAGGTTCAGTTTCCTCTACAATATTGACAGGTAATTCTTGTAAATCTGATGTTACAAATGTACTTTCTACAGGGCCTTGTACTATAGAAGCATCACCAGAATGTTCTCCAAGTAGTGATAATTCTATTGATTCCTCTGTATCTATAGTACTTAAATCTGTATAAAAATGAACCTGAGCTCCTACAGTAGCCCCACTCCTGGTTCTAATAGATGCCCTGTTACCCAGTCGACTAACACGTATATAACCCTGTGGAGTATCTGAATAGACTGGACGACTAAGCTTTGCTATATCTAAAAAATCCCTATTTGGAGGTTCCTCAATAGTAGCCACATCTCTTTCAAATATTTGTGTAACTTCATCCTCAAAGGCAGGATTATCAAATGTAAAACGTACCAAACGTGAAGGTTGTTGTAAAAATAAGGGATCTTGCACATTGATCTGCTGTGTAAGTCTCCTATTATATAAAGACCTTCTAAGGTTACTAATTCCCTGTGTAATTCTTTGAACAGGAGTGCTTGTGCGTCTTGGAGGGGTAGGTTCTTCTATTTCAAATGTGTATCTGCTTGGTATTTCCTCTAATTCTATTTCCACAGTGCGGGAACCACCAATGGCTTGCCCACCAGAGCCACTAGTGACCACGATTTGGTCTGATAATGCAGACTCCCCCAATGTTGGTGTGGATTCAGTGAGCACCTGAAAGGAAGGATTGTGATATTGTGTTCTTGAAATACGTGTTCGTGTAGGAGGTACTGGTTCAGGAGCAACTTCAAGCACTGCACTAGTGCCACTGCTAGATGTAACAACAGATGTGTCAACTCTAGGAATATCTGGGGCAGGGTTCACTTCTGCAATTGTCTCAATTTCCCCAGGCAACAAATCAGGTCCTGTTTCAGTGAGTGGGACCACAGATGATGCAGTTGGGTCAATTGGATTGACAGTGTCAATAGGAATGATATCGACAGGCCCAATAGCCTCGGGTATTACACTAGGCCGAATAACATTTGGAGTGCCCCCAACACGAATGCCGGGGCCCTCACCCAATGGCACATAGCCAGTACTGCCTCCAGTTCCACGACCTGTGCTTATACCCAAACCACCAAAGAAAACACCACTGCTGCCATATTTCAGAATCTGGTCAGCAATTGTTGTTTGCTCCACTTTATTAACCACATCTGGAGGACAGGTTCCAGCTGCTTTGCAGCTTTGGTAAATGTGGGTTACAGAATCTCTTTTTGTTCTGCGGGCACGAACCATAGTAAAAAAGTATAAAATATTAATATGTTAGTAGTGCAAGCAAGTTAGTATGTTAAAACATGTTAGAGCCTATCAAAGTTACCGTAGGACCATTCCACACCTTTAGGCAATTTCATGGAATTAATATATTCTGCTCTATTCTGCTCTGAAGTAAATCCTAAAAGCATCCTAGCTCTGCCTATTCTTTCATTGCCATCTGCATGCACCCAAGACCATGTAGTACTATAACATTTAACCAATCCCTTTCTGTTTTTCTTATCTCTGTACCTAAAGCATTTTAGTATGTTTGGATCGCCTCTTAAGAGTATTACTGGAGGATCGCTAGCTTCTGCCAGTAACCTTCCAAGTCGTCCAAGATGTTTTCCACTAACTGTTTGTACTGTTGATCCCACTTTGTCAGGCGCGATGCCAGACCCGTTAGAAATGGATCCTGATCCTCGTCCTCGGGACCTACTTCTCCTTTGTGCCCGTTTGTGGGGACTGGTGGTGGATGCCCCT